TCCGTTATTTCAAAATGTTGTGCAATCGCTTTGCGTATCGCTAACCATTCACTTTGCGTATCGCATAGCGTAAGCCTAGCGAGAACAATATCATCATTCGGCGGGGCTTCGCCTGTAGCAAAGTAGTCGATCAAAAGTAATAGATATGCACCGTGCTGGCTGCGCGTAAGGCGTCTGGTGTCGGCTAAATAATCGCCGGGGTAAAACTTGAACCACGGAGTTGAACTCATTTCAATATCCTTTGCGGTGAGAGCCGGGAATGAACCGACAGGCATACAACCATAGAAAGGGGTAGGCTGTAAGCCCTTATCTCACCGAAAAAAATACTGAATTGCATAATGACTCCCTCTCTGTTGTCGGGTTCATTAATCCCGATATGAGTATTATGTATTACAACTTCATTCTTGTAAACTTTTAATTTTAACTATAGAATAAGATGTTGATAATTAGTTTAAGCCTATAGGGAAAATAATGATAACAAAATGGACGGATGCTGAAAAGGAATCGCTTATTAATAACTACCCTACTATGGGAATAAAATGGTGTATGGGCGAACTGCAAAAATCTAATGGACAAGTCAGAACAATGGCGTGCAGATTAAACTTAAAACAAGATAAGAATTCTGAGTTTTTTAAAGCGTGGCAAGAAAAAGCAAGATTAAGCAAAATAGGTAAAAAGAGGCCAGTTCACTCTGCAGTTATGAAAAAAAGGGCTGTAGAATTTGGGCATACATTCCCCGAAATGACGGAAGAACGCAAAAAGATAATCGGCGAAAGAACAAAAAAAAGAATAGCAACCTTTGGACACCCCAAAGGGATGCTTGGGAAAACCCATACAAAAGAAGCAAAAGAAGTAATGGGCCAACATTCTAAAAGTATGTGGGCGAATATGTCTGAAGAAAAAAAAGATGCACATTCATTAAAAATGAGCATAGCTGGAGCAAAGCAAACTATGAACAGAGCAAACGCTTCTTGGAAGGCTGCTTGGCGAGATATAGGAAGCGAACGCAAATATTATAGGTCTGCTTGGGAGGCTAATTACGCGAGATATTTAGAATGGCTTAAATCAAAAAAGCAGATAGCGGATTGGAAGCACGAATCCAAAACCTTTTGGTTTGAAGGAATAAAGCGCGGGTGCATGAGTTACTTGCCAGATTTCTGGGTAAAAGAATTAAATGGATCGGAGTCTTATCACGAAGTAAAGGGGTGGATGGACGATAGAAGCAAAACAAAAATTAAGAGAATGGCAAAATATCATCCAGATACAAAATTAATTGTAATAGACAATAAGGCTTACAAATCTCTTGCTAAACAGTTATCAGGTTTTATCGAGGGATGGGAGGGCAGATAGTTCTATAATATATCTTGGTTTAAGTTATAATACTTGTTGGCATTTTGCCATAAATGAAAGGAATATTAAATGAGCCAAACGGATATTACGCCCGAAGTAGTGCCGATAATTACGATGCGTACCAAGTTTGATGACAACCAAATTGGTCGATTACCCAAGCCAACAGCAAAGCAGACCGAAGAAGTAAAGCAAGACTACACCAAAGGTATTAGATGCGGCGAGTGTGGCGGCTGGCATCATCCGAAGGTAGTTCACTTGGATTATGTAGGTCACGCTGCTTTAACAGATCGGCTTCTGGATGTTGATCCTAGCTGGCACTGGGAGCCGCTTGCTTACGATGAGAACGGACTACCCTTTGTAGACTCAGAAGGAGGAATGTGGATTCGACTGACAGTCTTGGGAGTGACTCGCTTGGGCTATGGAGACGCACAGGGAAAGACCGGGGCTAACGCCAGCAAAGAGCGGATCGGAGATGCGCTGCGAAATGCTGCAATGCGATTCGGTGCAGGTCTTGAACTCTGGCATAAAGGCGTACTTCACATAGAAAAGGAAGCGACATGAATCCCTCATCACAGAACTTTTGGTTACTTGCACAGCTAAAAAAGAAACGCCGGATAACGTCTTTAGATGCGATGATGGAAGCGCAATGTATGAGACTGTCTGCGCGAGTTTATAACTTACGCTCGATGGGCCACAACATTCACACAGAGAACGTCCACCTCGATAACGGTAAGGTCATTGGGAGGTACTTTCTAAAATGATTACTCAGGGAAGTGAGGCTTGGTTTCAACAGCGGCTCGGTCATGTTACCGCAAGCAAAATGAGTGATGTACTCGCAAAAGGGAAATCAGGAGAAGCCGTTACCCGCGCCAAATACCGTATGCAGATAATTGCAGAACGTATCACTGGTCGAGTAGCGGAAAGTTTTTCTAGTGCGGCGATGGAGTGGGGTACAGAACAGGAGCCTTACGCTAGGATGCGATATGCAGCCGCTACTGGGCGTATTGTAGACGAGGCAGAGTTCTATACTCACCCCACGATAAAATGGCTTGGCGCGTCACCCGATGGGCTTCTGAACGATACAGGAGGGCTATTAGAAATTAAGGCTCCAAATACCCAGACGCACTTAGGTTATTTGCTCGACAAGAAAGCCCCGGCAGTTTACATCAATCAAATGCAGACGCAGATGTGGGTTACAGGTCGGGCTTGGTGCGACTTTGTAAGCTATGACCCTAGAGTGCCGGAGCATCTACAACTATTTATAGTTCGGCTGGATCGGGATGAAGCTCTAATAAAGAAGATGGAAACCGAAGTGCGTAAATTTTTAAGTGAAGTACAAGATGCGTTAAATCAATTATTTTCAATAGAAGTAGATGACAACTTAATCCAATTGGAGAATAAAAATGTCTGATCTGAATCAGTGTAGCTTTATCGGTAGGCTTGGGAAGGATGTGGAACTAAGGGTTACTCCCGCCGGAGAATCAATAGCGAATTTCTCCATCGCTTGTGATTGGAAAACCAAAAAGTCTGAAGGAGTTGAATGGGTAAATATTTCAGCGTTCGGCAAGCTGGCAGAACTTTGCGGTCAGTACATCGGCAAAGGGTCGCAGGTCTTTGTAAAAGGTCGGTTGCAAACGGACAAGTATGAGGACAAGTCTGGTGTAACGAAATACTCTACCAAGATCGCGGCTGATACCATCCAGTTTTTGGGTAAGGCAAAAGAGACGGGTAACGTAGTTCCTATGAAAACTGAGAAATCAGACCCTTACAAATCCGCTTTTGACGATATGCCGGACGATCTACCTTTTAATTAGAATTATGCTATGATGGGGCTATATTTTACACAGGATATAGCCCGTGCATAATTCAAAGGTCTGTTTTAAGTGTGGTGAAAGTCAGTCATTATCGGAATATTATAAACATCCTATGATGGCTGACGGTCATCTTAATAAATGTAAGTCATGCACTAAAAAAGATACGAAAGCTAATATATTAAAGAATCATGATTACTACATAGAATATGATAAAAACAGAGCAAATTTGCCGCATAGAATAGAGGGAAGAAAGCATTACTCTCAGACTGATGCGGGGAAAGCGGTTCATAAACAATCTGTAAATAAATGGCAAAAAGCAAATATAATAAAACGTGGGGTTCATTATCTTTTACAAAATTCTATAGAAAGCGGCAAGTTAACCAAAAGCCTAAATTGTGAGGATTGTAAGATCGAGAATAATAGCTTGCACGGTCATCATGATGACTATGCTTATCCACTAATAGTTAGATGGTTGTGTTCAAAGTGCCATTCCAAGTGGCATAAACTAAACGGCAGTGGATTGAACGGATAAATTTCTGGCCGTGATATATAATGAAAGAGTCGTAATCTGGTAGTTGCGACACCTCCATCAAAGCAGCAAAGGGAAAGGGGGCTACGAGAGATCGTGGCCCTTTTTTTCGTTCAGATTTTCCGTGTCCGTGTGGAGACTGTTTTTTACCCGCTTGCACCGAAATATATCGAAACGGGCAAAGCTGGAAGCGGGAAAGCCTTTGTAATATATTGATTCTATTAGATAAATAAATGTATTATAAAAGTGTTGACAATTCTAATACATCTCTATAATATCTCTACATCGGGATTCATTTTGAAGCCCTAAACAGGAGATACAAAATGCTAACAATACAAAGAACTTCAACAGTAAAAAGCGGAATCACAGTCTGGATCATTAGAAACGAACGCCGTAATGTGATAGCAAGATTCTACACAATCTTTGATGCAGTAGCTTTTGTGAAGGGGCAATAATCCTAACCACCCTCCCCCTTCGGGGGGTTCTCAGGAGATAACAAATGAAAACGAAAACTTGGATTTATTGCTTTGAAGGATATGAAGGAAATAATTTTCAGACTTATTGGGTGGGTGAATGTGAGGGAATTCCCATTAGGACGAATGTCGTGGAGTTACAGGGGGAACTTGTTGAGTTCACTAGCGAGACTCGTCAGGGAGTCATAGATCAGATAAAAACCTGTCTTGGCGTTAACAGTCTTTGGATTCAATAAGGAGAATGAAAATGAAAACGAAAGCAAAGCGAGACGAAATAGAAAAAGTTTTTGTTGCGGCAGAGGATGTCAGGAGAACCTGTAAAGCGGCATATATAGAGGAGCCTACCGACGAGGCTTGGGATGCGGTTATGGTAGCAGAGGAGTTATATAATGTGGCGCGGTGTAATAGGGATGTTTCGATGGGATATGTCGGGGTGGTAAGATGAGTAAATACGACGAGTTCTTCCCTCGCCCACCACGCCCACCATTCGAGCCTACGCCGTGGGTTATAATCGCACTGATAGTAGTGGCGGTTGCTTTTACCTCATACATCTCTCAATCTTGTTAGGAGCATAGAATGGACATCGGAAAAATATTAAATCAGTCTACAACTGACTATCAGGTATCAATGGCACGGCTTGTTCTGTCATACAGCCGAGCCGATGAAGCGACTCAAAAACAGCTATTGGAATCGTATATAGCAATAATCAAAGAATATGAGGATGCGAGAGAGGACGATAAAAGCGACGAGAGAGACTTATCTGAGTTAGATCAAGATCAGCTAGACGAAATGTGGGCAAAGGAAGATGATTTAGAGCGAGATGATGACGAATTGGGTATTGATGAGATAATGGACGATCCACGCTACGGACAAGCTGATCCAATCAATCGGGGGGATTATTAATGAACTCTAACTACAATAGCAGCCCTAGAACGTCACGAGAAGGCGCAGAACGCAGCAAGAACTACGATGGGTATCTACCCTACCTAAACGCTCCTCGCGGCATAGGGCGGGGCTATATCTCAAGTAGTTGGGATGAAGATGATCGGCGGCTCGTGCTATGGATCAAAGTGGCTTTCGTTGCAGCCGTTGGCAGTCTAATATGTGTCATAGCTGCAATGGTTATATAAGATATAATACTGCTGTATCTACTACATCACAGAGGATTTGAATGGCAAACGCAGCGGTAAAAATACGAGCAATACTACGAGATCATGTTGGCGAGATAACGCTGGCCCAGATCGCAGAAAAGACCGCCTTAAAGTCTAATGAAATCTCTATGGTCATGTGCTACCTATTGAAGCAGCGGTACGTCACCAGAGTTAGGATCAAGTCGGATGAGATCAAAGGACGAAAAGAGGTCTGGTCATATACCTATCACCGCGTCAGAATGTCAGTACCAGCAGTAAAAGCCGGGGCTATCGAGGGATTCGTAAATGCAGGTTGAACAGATCGGCATTGAGACATTAATCCCATACGCAAATAACGCCCGGACTCATTCTGAAGCGCAGGTCGCTCAGATCGCGGCAAGTATTAGGGAGTTCGGCTTTAACAATCCCGTTCTAATAGATGAGCAGTCGAGCATCATAGCAGGCCACGGGAGGGTGCTGGCTGCGCGGAAACTTGAATTGGATAGTGTCCCGTGCATCCGGCTCAATCACCTCTCAGACACGCAGAGAAGGGCTTACATCATCGCAGATAATAAGATCGCTATGAACGCTGGTTGGGATGAGGAACTTCTAGCCCTAGAGTTAAGTGAACTGACGGAATTCGGGGTCAATATGGACTTGACGGGATTTACCGTCGATGAGATTGTTTCATTAAAGCAGCCAAATTTTGAAGCCGCTACTGAAGAAGATCAAGGGCAACTCGATCAACTTGATCCAAAGTGGGTTGCTTGTCCTAACTGCGGAAAAGAGTTCGATCTTCGTGAAGTCTAATCTAAAAATTGACTGGGCATCTCATGAGGCAGCAAAATTTGCTTGTGAGAAATGGCATTATAGTAAGTCAATTCCAGTTCCCCCTTTGGTAAAAATTGGGGCTTGGGAGAATGAGAAATTTATAGGCGTGGTGATATTTAGTCGCGGAGCATCATCTAATCTAATGTCACCCTATGGGTTAGGGCAAGATGAGGGGTGCGAGTTAACTAGAATTTCGTTAACAAAACATGAAGCAGAAGTCAGTAGAATTGTAAGGTTAGCAATGATTTTTCTCAAAAAAAACAGCCCAAGTTTAAGATTGGTTGTCTCTTTTGCAGACCCACAATACGGGCATCATGGAGGCATATATCAAGCTGGAAATTGGATTTATTCCGGCGATACTGCTCCCGGCGTTGAGTATTGGCATAATTCAAAAAGATTACATAGTAGGCAAGTTTCTGAAAAGGGTTGGAACATACAACAAGGGCAACAAAGGAAAACTGTAAAGCCTAGTGAGTGCAAAATAATAAAAACAGTAGGAAAGCATAGGTATTTAATGCCTCTTGATGCTGCAATGCGCGAACAAATAGCGCGGCTTGCAAAACCATATCCAAAAAGAACAATGCGTGGTAAAGAGCAGGATGCTGGATACCCTTCAGCACTGGGCGGCGCGACTCCGACCACCACGCTCCAAACAAGCAATAACTAAGCGTTGATTTGTCCTGAGTGCGAGACAGCAAAACAGAATCCTAATTCTGGTCTATACCAATTCAATTGCCGTAGTTGCCGAGAAAGATTAATATCGAAGGAGAGATGTAGAGAAGCAAGAAAGGAACTGATAGCACGATTCCGAACCTATGGCATTAATGAAGTGCAAGACGGTGGCTGTAAGTGCAAAATATTTTGTTATAGGCAAAGGATGGTAGATGGACGAGGTTGACGCAGCTAATGACCAAGCGCAACAACGGCTTGACATATTGATTAAACGAGCCAGAAAGCCTTTGCAAAAGGGCAACCCCGGCGATTGTGATTTGTGTGGCGAGTGGAGTGGTAGGCTGATTGAGGCCGTATGTGCGCCGTGTAGGGATCGCTATAAACTGAGGTAGATATGCCAATCAGAAATGATAAAGACGGATGGTATTGGGGCAGTAAAGGCCCATTCCCTACCAAACAGAAAGCCCTTCAAGTAGCAGCCGCAGCCCACGCCAGCGGATTTAAGGAGACTAAGAAGATGGATTACACGCCACAACACTTCGTACTAACAATGCTGCATAGTGTCACCAATGCTCATATCCTTCACCTTCAGTCTCGCTCATACTCTGAACACGTTGCTCTAGGCGCGTACTATGAGGAGATGGGAGAGTTAGTCGATAGCTTTGTAGAGGCGTATCAGGGAAAGTACGGCATCATCTCTAACTATGAACAAGATTACTTCTTGCCTACACCCGCCCTAGAATACTTCATCAGTTTGAATGATTACGTTAAAGACGAACGCCAAGACCTTCCCCAAGACTCAGAACTACAGAACTTAGTTGACGAGATAGCCGGACTAATCGACAGCACTATCTACAAACTGAGGTTCCTAAGATGAACTGGACTCTCCGAATGGTAAAGCTAGAGGACGAGTCTGGTATCTACTACGAGGTCAG